TAAAATTGCTAGTGAACCACTTTCAATTTGTTCATTAGTTAAAGTAGTAGAGCCTACTCTTATTTCTGTTCTATCAGCAGATACTTCTTTTAAAAATAAACCTTGTTGATCAGCATCAGAAATAGTATTATTAAAGAAATTATATCGAACATTAAATTCACCTGATGAATAACCTAAATTTTGAAGATCTTTAATAGGGTCAATCTCAATAATAGGCAAAGATCCATTAACTGGATCCATGTATGAGGTAGTAGGTAATTTGAAACTTTTATAGTTATAGTTTATTTCTAATAAATTACCTCCAGCATCATAAACATAATACTCAATGTAATCGTTTTGTTGCCCAAAATCTTCTTTGATTAAAAATGGAGATAATAAATTAAGATCATCCACATTATAACGAGGAATCTCTTGTGTATTTAAAATTTCACCTACTATTTTAATATTATCAGCCATTACCTATTGCTTGTTGCTTTAGTTAATTCATTTATTGTTGTTTGGGCATCAAGTACTTGTTGCCTTAAAGCAGTAATTTCATCTAGTAGTGCTTGAACATCTTCTTGACTAATAGATACACCTAAATAATCTGCCTCACGTTGTAAAATAAATCGATGTGAGTTTGTTTCTCCTTCAGTTGGAATTTGATAAAATAATTGATCATATAATTCAAAAAAATCCTCAACTGAAAATGATAATTCTTCTTCACCTGCCCCAATTAATTGATTAAATTGAGTGTTAACTACTTTTGAAAAAGTATCTTTATCAAATACTGTTTTTTGTACAGGAATTTGAGACATTATCTTACAACTTTAAAAATATAATTGTTATCAAACACTACTGTTTCACCATCTGCCATTACTGATTTTAAAAGTATTTTGTAATAACGTTCTGGTTCCAATCCGTTCATATAAACATCAAAGTAGTTGCTTGATGAATCACAACTAATTTTAGTATATGAGGTATCATAATCTACGACAATTTCTTCAGTATCCAAATCTTTTATTGACCAATATGAAGAAGAAGGTAATGCTTTTTGATTAGCAAAGCTTAATGTAGTTCTAAATGTTACAGAAGGGTAAATATCTCTTACAGCAACTCTAAAACGTTGAACTGAATCTTGTTGATATTCACCTTTATTGTTATTTAATGTAGGTACACAGTAGCTAGAGGTAACTACTACTAATGAACCAGTAGTATAAGATGAATCATTCCATCTAAATTCTAATGATGGAGGATAAATAGTATGAGTAGTATCTGAGAAATATTTTAATTCAAATTTAGAGGCTGTTGTAAACTCTAAAGATGAAGAATGTTTTAAAATAAAACCATAATTAGAAATAACATTAGTGTAACTAGCACTTACAGCATTAGTTACCTTCAGTTCAATATCTTTTTCAGTATTAAATGTAAAAGATTGAGTTGATTGGTAAGTAGAAGCAGTATACCAAGTGCCACCACCAAAATTGCTTCCAGAGTAAGAACCAGTAATACCTGGTAAAAAGGTACCAGTTGTCCATTTTGTACTTCCTGATTGGTCTGTATATGTCCAGCTTACTCCATTTGTAGTTTGGGGTAAATTACCTAAACGTCCTGTACCTTGGTTCCAATCAGCTGCTATTGGGTGACAAAATATAGTATAATCTAATGGAATTGCAGAGGCATCTGCTAAGTATGCTTTTAAATAAACATCAAAACTAGATGTTTTAATTAGATTAGTAAAAACACTACTTATTTCGCTTGTTGAAAATTTAATTACAGGGCGAGATACCTCTTCAGTACTTTCAATAGATTCATATGTACTAAGTTCTAGTATTTCGTCTAATCCTGTATTTAAAGCAGGATAGAATGAATAAAGCGTTGCGCTTTTTTCAGGGAATATTTTATAAACGGCCATAGTTAGTAATTACTACGTATAAATATAGTAGCTACTAAACTGTTTTACGCCAATAAATGGTAATATTCTTTAAAGTGCTTTTGACGATCAGCTAAACCAATCGTACCACCGTTAACACATTTAGTCACGGCTAATACAGATGCATCAGAGGCATCTTTACACTTTGCTAGACAATTTTTAGAAAAAAACCAAGCAGCGGATAACAGTGGATATTTAGTAGCAACTAAATCAGGATTAGCAGCAATATCAACACCAATTGCTTTACCAAATGCTGTATAATTTTGCTTACCTGTTAATTGGATATAACCACGTCCACGAAATTTAAAACCTTCACCTGATGTTTCATCACCATTACCCATGCGAGATGCATAAACGCGATTAGCTATTTTTTCAGGTTTACGTTGATATTGTTCAGCTAAAGCTTGTGTTGGAAAATATTTTTTAAATATACCTAATAAACCTTTAGCAGAATAATTAAGATTTTCATTTACAACACGAAATCCACCTGATTCATGTCCACATTGGGCTAAGAAATGTGCTACTTCAACTGGTGTATCAATACCAAATTTAGTCATTACATCAGGAATCTGAGCGATTACTGTATCAGGAATATGTCCTTTTAATTTATTTAAATCCATACTTTATAATTTTCAATAAATATTATTGAGTAACTACTCTACCTTGAATATCAGTATTAGGGAATCTTAACTCAAATACTGCTGGGTCTAATGATGGGTATACATTACCATTTTTAGTTGCGCCTGCTATATCGTACCCGTAAGGGGAGTAATTTCCACCTTGTTTATTTACTATTTCAAGTTTAACTACAGATTGAACACCTTTAACTTGTAAAAGTTTAGATATAATATCTGATAAAATAATTGGTTGGTTAATTTGCCAATTATCTATATTAAAATGATTTTGTAAAACAGTAACACAATTAGTTAATATTTCTTTATTTGAATATCCACTTAGTATTGTAATATCAAAATTAACACCAATATTAATATAAAAAGCATCTCTAATATTAATAGCATCAGTAACCATCCTATATTGATTAATATAGGTTACTAAATTATTTTTTAATGATATTGGTGCTTGTGTTAATTGTTTATTACTATTATAAGATAAAATATATAAATCAAGAGCAAGTGGATTGTATTGTGGAATAGTAGCTACTGTTTGTTGTGGTGTTCTATTAATATCTTGAGAGATATAGGCTTTAGCTACAGTACCATAATCAGAAGGCATTGATAATGCTCTTACAATATAATCATCCTTAGTTACAGCTCTTAATTGAGTTGAATAAGAATATAATGCGTTTTGGCGAACTTCATCTGTTGTATCTCCATCTCTACCACCAGAGGATGGAATTGGATTTGCAGATATTACACTAGCTAAAACAGAGGCAGATAAAGGACCAGGTGTATTTTTAAAATAAACACCTGAGGTGTCAATGATTGTTAAATCATTAGCAGGCACGTTTGAGGTAATACCACCACCTACTAAATAACTTACATTTAAACTACCAACAGGAACTAAACCATATTCTTGAGTAAAGAATACAGATGCTTCATTATAATTATTAGTTAAATTAGAAATACCAGGAACTGATCCAGCAGCAATTGAATTAGCAGTTGGAATTACTTGACTATCAGTATATGTTTGAGATAAACCTGCGCCGAATTCAAGTTGTAAAGTATTATCAGATAAAAGTCTAGATACAAAACGTTGAGGTACTCTTTCAATTTGTAATAAATAAGGTACCTGATCAGTAGCAAATGATGGATTAGCTATTTTTTCAAAAATCGAAGATTGGGCTAAATAAGGTACTTCATACCAAACATCATTTACACCACCACTCCCAGTTACTGTTAATATTTGTAAAATATTTGAATCAGTAATATTAACTGTTCCAAATTTTTGATTTTGTGGAGGAGTTACAGTAGTATTTTTTATTTCAGCTGATATAGCAGGAACTGATTTTTTAAATAAGAAGTTATTATTATCATAAAAAGTAATCTCAGCACTTCCTGTTTCAGTAAAATCAATTTGTTGTGTAGTTAAAAATCTAATTCCTGTAGAAGTAGATGTTAAATAAGTATTAGCTGGAATAATTAGTCCGTATGTATTATAATCTGGTGATGATACTCCACCACTTGAGGTAATAGGAATTAATTGATATACATCTACAATTGTATTTGATGCATATGATGCTTTAGGACGATAACCCATAACATATGACATTGCATATAGGTTTTCTTTTTCCTTAGCGTATAATAAGAAATTTTCTTGTACTTGAGTATCTAAATAAAATGAGGTAACATCACCAACATACGAAGCCATTTCAATAAATAAATTACCTGGAGTAGATTCAGTGAAATCGTTATATGTTGTTGGAAAGTATGTTTTAGCATACTGTTGCAACGCTGCTTTAAAGCTTGTAAAATCTTTATTTAAATACGATATATTTTTATCCTCGTTAGCCATTATTATTGAAATTGTACTGTTACTTGATCTGGTGTATTAGATATGTTTAAAATATAATCAACACTTAAGCTAACTAAATTATAATCAGCATTTGGTGTTACAGTTATATTAGTTAATGTTATTTGAGGAAGATAAATAGAAACACTATTTGTTAAACTTGCTTTTAATAGTTCTATATTTTCCTCAGTTATATGAGCAAATAAAAATCGTCTTAATTCAGTTCCAAATCCAGGATTCATTACTCTTTCTCCTGTTTCTGTTAATAATAAATTAATTAAGTTAGATTTAATTTGATCCTTAGTAGTATAAGTACTTTTAAATACACCAGGTGCATTAAAAGGCAGCGATACCCCAATTGCAATATTTTTCTGTAAATCTAATGGATTTACTCGTATTACGCGAGGTATTGGCATATTATCCTAAGTTTCTTAATCCTGATAAATCCTGAGCAGTCATGTTAGCAGCAGCGTCTTCAATAAAAGCCATAAATGGATTATCTGCTTTAGGATCTACTTTTAATTGTGGTTGAGCTTGAGGCGTGTCGTAACCAAACATGGCCCCCATTTTACTACGTAAAGCCGATTTAGTATCAGCCCCCATCGGTACATCATTGCTAGAAAAACTAACGGTTCTACCTTCAGTTAATTCTTGCTTTCTTTGCTCTAATAACATCACACCAATTTCTTCACGAACTGCTTCGCGAACCGCTTCTTTAATTAATTGTTTAAATAATTTTGCGTTCATATTTATAAATATTTTATCCTTGTAAGTTTTGTTGAT